GCAAGTGGCAGCCCCGTCGGGGACTTGAGGGTCCGTTCTTCTACCCCAACGGCAGGGTAGCGTATTATGACGCCAAAGAAGGGCAGTATTGGGACCCCAAGACAGATTTTTATCTGTCAAATCAAGAGGTTACTGACCTCCAAAATCTGGTGTTTGACAAAATCAGGGCTTGACTCTGGCCCGCATCTCTGCTACTATGGTAAAATCAGAAACAGACGCGCACGAGACAGGAGAGAGCATTTATGTCTAATATCGTCATTAAGTTCGGTGAGTATCGTAAGCAACCCGTGATCAACCAGGCCTTCGAGATGGTCAAAGGTTACAAGGTCGGCAAAAAGGGAAATTATGTGACTGTAAAGAACGCCGGCCACTTTGATATTGATATTGACGAGGTCAGGGTGAAGGTCAACGATATCTCTGATATCATTTTCGTTGATGGCAATGTGGGAATGGCATCACAAGATGCTCTGCCTACGATTGACTTCACTCCGATCAATCCCGAGACCGACCAGGAAGCAATGGATCGTATTGCTACTCGGTTTCAAATTCTAGATGAAATGTCATCTGCCTGTATCGATGGCAAAATTCGCGCTATGATTGTTTCGGGTCCTCCTGGCGTTGGCAAATCGTTTGGTGTGCAGACCCAACTCGAAAAGGCTTCTCTTTTTGATACTATTGCGAATAAGAAGCCTCGTTTTGAAGTTGTTAAAGGTGCCCTTACAGCACTCGGGTTGTACGCTCTACTGTATAAGAATAGCGACAAAGGCAATGTTCTAATTTTTGACGACTGTGACTCCTGTTTCGGAGACGAACTTACCCTAAATATTCTAAAAGCCGCGCTTGATAGTGGTAAGCGCCGCCGCATTTGTTGGAATTCAGATTCCCGCCTCTTACGAGAAGAAGGAATCCCCAACTCTTTCGAGTTCAAGGGGTCTGCTATCTTCATCACCAACCTCAAGTTCGAAAATGTGCGTTCCAAGAAACTTCAAGATCACCTTGCTGCTTTAGAATCTCGCTGTCACTTCATTGACTTGACCATTGATACTGCTAGAGACAAGATGTTGAGGATAAAGCAAGTTCATCGTGACACTGTTGATGGGTTATTCAGTGAATATAATTTCACTAAAAACGAAGCAGACGAGATACTTGAATTTATGATTTCTAATAAAGGAAGGTTGAGGGAATTGTCAATTCGTACAGCATTAAAAATTGCCGATCTCGTTAAAATATCTCGTGAAAATTGGCGTAACTATGCTCTTACGACAATATGCAGGTAAATTATCTGTTTTTACATTTATCTCCGTGCCATTTTTTGTAATTTCTAGGATCCAATGTTTTACTGCAATGAATACAAGTGATTTTTTGTTCATTCTGTATTCTTATTCGTATCTTTTCACCTGTTCCTGACTTTTTAGGTTTTCTCATGGCTTGTTTATGCTTTTCAGATTTTGGTACTCCTAGTAAGGCTTGAGTAGACAGATTTCTGCTTATTTTTTCGTTCCATTCTTTGGAAAAAGGTAATCTACCATACCGAAAATTGTAATGATTCACCAAAGTTACATGATCAATAGTGAATAACTCCTTAGTTCCGTCATTAATCCATTTGCTATTCATGTTGCGATTTTGATTAGTTATTCGTTGTGATTCCGAATAGGGCTTTCTTTGTTTGTAATTTGTATTTCCTTTGTTTCTGATTTTTGCGGCTTCACTGTTTGCTTTCTTTAATAGATCGTAATCTCTACTTGTTAATTTAAGTTTGCGATTAGTATTATTAAAAAATATCGCCAAACCCTCATTCATTTTATGATGAAAATGACCATCAAACATTTTTAAAAGTAACTTATGACAAATGAAATGTTCTCTAGCAGTTAAGAACACATAATTGTTGAAATCTTTTTCTCCTCCTAGTTTTAAACATTTTGGAAGTATGTGATGTCTCTCTATAATCTGTTTTGTTATTATTTTGGCATTTTTCTTCGTTTTGGCTCTGTTTAATGCAGCCTCCACGATGAAACAATACCGTAATGTGTATTTGTTGTCTTTTGATATTTCTTTGAGAGTAAGTAAGAATGTATTATAAATAATCATGCTGATAGTTTCTTTTCAACTGTTAGAGTAGTTGGGTATGTCCAGTACCGCGAACTACATTTTTATTTATCTTTTTATTTGATTTTCATCATCATTTATGTTATAATACTAAAATGAATTCTAAAGAACAAGTCATCTATTTTTTGCAACAAGGCAAGATCAGGCTGAGTCAGTATGACCAGAAATTCTTATCTAATCTGCAACATATGATCCATAAGGATGAACGAGTAACATCGAATCAGGCCAATTTGGTTGATGTTTTGATCACCAAGTACTCTCGCCAACTATCAAGGTTGGGACAGATTTCCAAAGACCTATCTAACCTACCGTGGAACTCGATGGTGGTTGAAAGCACTGCTGACTATACCAACGCGAAGATATCTTTAGAGGACGAAGAAATCTTCATCCGAGTTCCATTTAATAAAAGATTTATCAATAATTTTGGTCACATAAAAGACAATCCGTTTGCATTTGACAAGCAAGATGGATTGTATAAAGCGCAATTTTCTACTCTTGCATTAAAGTTAACCACCACAGCATTACATAAATATTTCTCAGCAGTACAGTATTGTGAAACGCTAGAACCTTTATTGACTCAGATCGAAGAATATGGCAACGGTCTTACATGGAATCCTACGCTAATAAAGGTAAATGGACAATTGATGGTTGCTGCATGTAATGAAGTTATAGGAAATTTAATCCGTGATACGGAACTAAAACAAGACGCTGCTACTTTCTATAAACTATCACAGTACGGAATTACCATTCATCCTGATTTAACGGAAACTCCTAAGTTAAAGTTTGCCGCTGAATATCGCACTGAAGTTGATTTAGACAATGCGAATGAAATGGCAGATTGGATCAAAGAACTGTCATGCAACGCAGTATGCTTTGGTTCAGGATTAGGCATAACAATCAGAGATGCCCTCACTGATGTATTTAAAGTCAAAGGAATCGAGCACCTAACATATCCTCCGAAAAGACCTTCGATCAAAGATGATTTCATGATGATTCGCCATAGTAGCAGCAGTTCTCTCGTATCGTCATACTATAGTAAGATTATAATTATAAGAAATTCTCGACCAGTAGAGGTAAAATGATGCAAGCAAAGATAGTTATCAAAGACGAATGTAACATTAAAATCGAAGGACTAGAGTTAGATATTCGTCGCGCCCTTATGAAGAAATTCGAATTTGAAATTCCCGGGGCAAGGTATCTGCCTTCGGTTCGTCTAGGAAGATGGAATGGCAAGGTCAGTTATTTTTCACTAGCAGGCAGCACATATCTCAATCTATTGGATCAGATCATTCCAATACTGGATGATTATGGATACGACATTGAGTTGGACGATCATCGTCAATCTCATCCTGATTTTAACTTTGAGTTGGTCAAAGAAGATAGTTTTTCTAACTATGTTTGGCCAGCAGGGCATATGGCAGCAGGTCAGCCGATCATGTTGCGCGACTATCAGGTTGAAATTATCAACACATTTTTAAGCAATCCACAGTCTATAAATGAGGCCGCCACCGGCTCCGGCAAAACTCTGATAACGGCCGCTCTTTCCAGAAGCGTGGAAAAATATGGCAAATCTATCATCATTGTTCCTAACAAATCACTGGTAGGACAAACTGAAACAGATTACATCAATCTGGGACTTGATGTTGGTGTATACTTTGGTGATCGTAAAGATTACGGTAAACAACATACGATTTGCACTTGGCAGTCTCTAAACAATCTGCTCAAGAGAACCAAAGAAGGTGAGTCTGATCCTGAAATTATCAAATCGTTCTTCGATGATGTTATATGCGTTCTGGTGGACGAAGTACATCAGGCCGCCGCCGCGGTCCTAAAAACATTGTTGACTGGAGTTCTTTCTCATGTGCCAATTCGTTGGGGACTGACTGGCACCATTCCCAAAGCAGCCATGGATCAAGCATCGTTGTTGGTTTCTCTGGGCCCTGTGGTCAGCAAGTTGGCAGCAAGTGACTTACAAGAGCGCGGAGTTCTTGCCAGTTGCCATGTCAATATCATACAGATGAAGGACTCCAAAGAGTTTTCTAATTATCAAAGTGAATTGAAGTTCCTGTTGGAAGACGACAATCGTTTGAATAAGATTTCTGAAGTAATTCAAAAAATCAGTCAAACTGGCAATACATTAGTGCTGCTAGATCGGGTGGGCGCAGGCAAAGAACTGGTCAGCAGAATGCCAGACTCAGTGTTTGTCAGTGGTGAAACCAAATTATCCGAGAGAAAAGAAGAATACGATGAAATTGCCACTTCAGTAAACAAGATAATCGTGGCCACATATGGAGTCGCTGCGGTGGGAATCAATCTTCCCAGAATCTTTAATCTGGTTCTGATTGAACCAGGCAAGTCGTTTGTGCGAGTGATTCAGTCCATCGGCAGAGGCATTCGTAAGGCTGATGATAAAGACAGCGTGATGATTTGGGATATTACCTCCACCTGCAAATTTGCCAAACGGCATTTGACTCAGCGAAAGGCCTTCTACAAAGAAGCCAATTATCCTTTTTCGTTGGAGAAATTAGACTATTAAATGCTTGCTTTACGACAACATGGATGATATAATAACAAAATGAAAATACTTTTATTAGATAACAACACCTATGATTTAGAAAATCTACCAGAAGAAATTGACGACCTAAGATTTGCTATTTTAGATAATTCAAATCCCAACGCAGCCGATTACTTTTATATTCCTCTTATCTTTTTGGAATCATTTAACGCTCCTGCTCTGGTGTTAAAGATTGCAGACAAGGTCATCAAGATGCCAATTGATTGGCAGATTCTTATTGGAGAACAAGAACACGGTGATTTGGAAACGCTTCCTCTTTCCAGTCTAAACGACCGAGGATTTAATGCCTTCGCGTTTAATCCATTGAGTTCATACAGTCCGTCGTTCTTGCCTATTGAAATCATGGATATCTATCCGGATGTAACTTGGTATGCACCAAGACTCAGAAACGGACAGTTCTTGTGTGTTCCGATTGAAGAAGGTGAAAAGCCTCGATGTGTTTACTTTGTCAAAGAAATTAGTAGAAATTGCGAAATCGTAGATTATTCTTTTGCTTATTAACAACAGGAAGTAGTAATGGTTCATAATTCGGTACTAGTGGCGTTTCAAGAGCGTAATAAAGAAGGCGATATCATGGGTGTTGTTCGCACTATGTATCCAGATATCGAAATTACTCTACAAAGCAAAACTAAAAACAAGAGGAAGAATAAAAATGATTAGATTGATGGCTATCAGTGCAGTTCTGGTATTCTGGGTTCTGTTCATGCTACTGTTTCCATTCTTGTTTACTTTTATGGTTGGTCTTGCATTGTTTGGATCAAGTTATCTAATCTATAATTTTGTAATCGAAGAATTGACTGAACGAAAAAATAATAACAAGGATAAGAAAAATGAAATGGTTTGATCGTTGGTTTGCTAAGAAGGTCAGATGGGCGTGGGACAACAATAATAAGCCATCGCGTGAACTTGAATATGCTACCAGCCCGGTTAATGCTGGTAATTCTCCCAGATCATCGTCTAGTGTTCGATTCACAATTTATCCGGCTTCTGGTGGATATGTAGTTGAACACCAGGTGTATTCTCCTCACAAAGATCGTGACAGTGCTTTAACCATCGTCAATCATGGTGAAGAATTAGGCAAGGTAATCGAGCATATTATTACATTGGAAGCATTCAAAAACTAATGGCTAAAGAAAAACTGCCAAAGAACGAGAAGTTTGAAAACCAGGATATTAATTTATTCGAGGTTCTGGCGGCTCTTGATCGTAAGGACTATTCGTATTACGATAAGTTAACGCCAGAGCAAC